TCAACAGTGTCGGCCTTTGCGAGAGTGCCGACACGCTCGTCAATGGCCTGCTTGAAAGTGTCGCTTTGCAGGAACTTCTCAAAATCATTCATCTCAGATTCTCCTATTGCCGAGTTGCTGACTAAAAGCTGGAACCGCTGTGGACTGCGCTGGCCGGTCTAGTTGCCGCCCAGGTCAATCTTGAAGTTGGGGTCGTTGATCGACTTCGCAAACCCGCTGCCAGGGGTGCACATCAGACCGAAAGCGCGCGCCGTGGCCTGCTCAGAGCTGCGCTGGTCGTTCGGATCAGCTTCGGAGAGCGATTTGTTGATCATCCGGTTGAAGTCAGCCTTGCCGTCGCTGGCCGGGAACACATCCCCGGTAGAGTTGGCAACGAACAGCTTCGGGCGGCGGCCGGCGGAGGGCTGATTCTCGATCACGGACATCTGACCCTTCAGGAAAGCGTTGTCGGCAATCAGCGGGGCGGTAGCTTCGGCCACAGCGGCCTTGACCATCGTCGCAATCGCAGACGCCGAATATGGCGAGTCGCCAGCGCCGCGGAAGGTGTTGCCCTCAACTTCTCCTTCAGTCATGCGCCGCGTGGAAAGCTCTTCGACGTTCTCCGAATGAGGCTTCTCGCCCAAGTCGGTTTCCGCCTTCTCGCCATCCCAGCCAGTCATGGCCTTGCCGAGCGCAGCGTGAGCCAGTTCGTGATGGTCGGCAATGTCGTTCATGTGTCCCGAAAGCGCCGTGAGGTGCTTCTTGAACTCATCGCCGCCGTCGGCCGCCTTGCCCATGCACTTGTGAAGAGCCTCAAGTTCATCGACCGCCTTGCCGTGGGAGGCCGAAGCCTTCTTGATGTGGTCATCGGCCTTCTTGATGGCCGCCTTTTTCCCTGCCGTGAACCGCTTCTGGAGGTCAGTATCCATGATGGTGCTCTCCTTTTGCTTTGTGCTGCCCGGCCAATCGGCGGGTAGAAGGTGGGTTGCGTTCAGCGCTTTCGCGCGTGTGACGATGTGAGCCTTGGCTTTCTCGGGGTCCGATGCGCGACCAAAGGCTTGGATTGCGTTCTCAAGATCCTTCACGGTCTGGATGGGGAAAGAACCGTCCGGGAGCGCAACCCCCGTGCTGCCGAGGTGCTTGCGTTCCTTTTCGCTGAACTCCCGCTTCTCAAGGTCAACGCCGTCCGCAAACTTGGCGGTCAGAGTGGCCATCTCATCGGCGGTCAGTTCCTCGGACTCAACAGGACTCAGATTCGTGTCCTGTGCGGCTTTGGCAAGGTCCGGGAGTGCAATCTTCCCCATCCCGAGAATCGTCCGGAACGTGTCAAGCGCCTTTTCCATCAAAGTCTCGTTACTGGTTTGATTCTCCATCGACCCTCCAAAGGCGAGCCCACCGGCAATCTTCACGATGTCAATGCGACAATCGGAGTTCGCCGGCCGGTCAACGAGGCTGATCTCTCGCAAGGAAAGCGCCTTGACCACATCGCCAACCTTCTCCAGTTTGGAACCGCCGATACTGAATCCCTTGTAGACGCCTTCCTTGCACAGCTTCCACGCAGCGGGATCAACGATCTTGGCTCCGATGTACAGCCCTTTGGCGTCAATGTGGGCCTCTTTGGTCACGCCAACGGCATTGTTGGTGTGCATGGTCCTGATGTTCGCCCACTTCATGTAGTCGGGGAGGGCGGCCTTGATGGCGTCCAGCGGAACAATCTCCCCTTGCAGGTCCTTCGATGGCGTTGAGGCATAGCCCCAGACCATTCCGCTCTGCGCGTCCACCTTTTCAATCGGGAGAAATACGCTGAAATCGTCCATCTGGCTCCTGTAAACGCAAAAAGGCCCGGACGATTGAGCTTTGATAAGCCGTCACGTCCGAGCCAGATTGTTTCTGTACCCGTCGATTGAGATATTACCACAGCAGGACAGATAAGCTCTTCAGGACAAAAAGAGCCCGACATCTTCGCAGGATGCCGGGCAGGAGGACTATGTGTTCCAAGGAGGTCGCCGGTACCACCGGTCTAACGAGATTCTACAGCCTTCGCGAACGGATCCCTGCCAAAGACACACAACTCGTCAGTGCCAGGTATGAAGATGCGACACAGTTTCGGGCGCGTCTCGTAGATTCCGCAACGACCCTCTGGTGTCAAGTTCGGGCAGTCATAGCGAACTGTGACGTAATCGCGCCCACTCGCATCATCGTGGAAAGTTTCTGCGATAGCGACTGCCTTGAAATCGAGTCTGCGGTCATCAACCCATTTCTGCGCGTCCTGCTTCCAGTTATCAATCCAGAAAGATTCATGGACACGCGCCCCATCTGCGTTGGGATAGTTCAGCATCAACCCCTTACAGCACGCGCCAGGACTCGGACATATGGAGCAAAGTTGCATTGCAGGATGAAGGATCGGAAGAAGATCACTCATTGCTTGCGAGTCCTGTCGGCCTTGAGTTTCTCGACAATCTCCGCGGCAACTTGCCGATAAGCTTCTGGCGTGTCTGGCCCTTTAGCAATGAGCATGTCAGCAATCTTCTCGGCATCTGTCTTCGGCTTGGCTTCGATGCGGCCGCGGCGTGCGGCAAGCATTGCGTCCACTTTGAAAGATCGTTCCTCCTCAGTCTGGCAGCCTGGGCCAAACTTTACTGCCTCATTAAACGTGACAGGCCCAAGCAGTGCATCCACGATCACGCGGGCCGCTGCTTTCATACCTGAGCGAGAGTATGAACTTCCAGAATCAGAATTATACGCATCGCACATCTTTTCGATCAGGTAGCCGTCGAGCGGCGCTGGTTGTTCCTTGCGGATGTTGCGATTGGCGAGCACAGCGTTGATTACCGCGATTGCTTCAGCCGATATGCCGCCGTACAAAGATGTATTCAGCTTATTGCATTCGCGGTCGCTTAGCGGTGCTCCTGGTTCCGTGGGGGGCATTCCGAGGATACTCAAAATCTCTGTAACCTCCATCGGAAGCACTCCATGCTTTCTCAGTTTCTTCACTTGTTCATTGGTTATTTGTAGCATTTCATCTCCTTGTGTCCTGCTGGTGGCTAGAGTTTCTATGCGCTGATCGGCTTGATGCGCGGGTCGCTGTTGGGCTTCTCGGTGAGCGCAATCTCATAGATGCGCAGATTCGTGATAGTCCTGATCTTGTTGCCATCAGGTTTGACCGGATCACAGCCACCGCCGATGGACGGAATGTAATCCTTGAACGGGCCATGATTCATTTCTTCAGAAAACGGAATACTGATCTTGGCTACGAGAGTCTTCCCTTTTACCGAGAGGGCAGCTTTGCCGATAGTCCGTTTGATGCCGAAGTCTTTGACGACGCGGACAGGATTCGTAAACGACACGTTCTCAATTGAGATGGAGTCGTTGTCCTGATCCACCGTTCCGTCTGCAATCAAAACTACTGCTTCATATTCCAAGGTGCTACCTCCATAGTCCAAACTTCTTTTCTGTTTGCCAGCCTCCACCGCCCGAGAGCATCCTCATGCGCTTGCGGAAGTTGAGTTGGCGCTTGGTGAAGTAAGCGGTGGCATGTAAGCGCACGATCTCCTTGGCTGCTGCGCCGCTCCAAAGTTGCTGAATGGTGTAATCGCTTCTCCTGACCACCGACTCCAGTTCGTTCAGGTGGTATCCCTCGCGAATGAACTGTATTGCCAATTCACGAAGAGCAGCCTCGCGTTTGCGCAGTCTCTCTTCCATGGCAAACTTGATAATCTGTTCGTGAGGCGACGGTGGGTCAAGATAGTTGATTGGGTAGGCCACTTCCCACCTCCACGGTTGCCACTTCGCCCAGGTGCATCCCGCCGATCATGACCCTATCGGCTACCTCTTCGAGCGTCTTCTTGCGCTCCCATACGAAGTTGAACGCCGCCGGGCCAACCTGCACCATGCGGAACTCGTCGTTGGGGAACCGCGTTTCCAGCGAGTCGGCCACGTTGGACAGCACTTCAAACTCGCCGCCAGGCTTGAACACGTCGCCTTTGCCGGCTGCCAGTATGATGGTCTTGTGAGTCCTGTTTCCGGGTGCAAACATCTTGATGGTGAGCTTCTTCACTTCGACTCCTTGTAAATCTTCCACTGTTCGGCAAGCCACTCAGGACTTACCGGAGGCGGTGTGTTAGTTGGCTGCATGTTAACCTTTCTGCGATTCAAGTCCTGATCGCGGCGATGCCTAGACCAGCGCCTCGCGGGCCACGGTCGCTCGGCTGTTTGCGTAACCGCGGACTTGATCCATGTGCTTCATCCACTCGTCGTGTCCGGCCTGTTCATGGATCGTCTCAAGCGACATTGCGGCCTCCGTGAGCGCATTTCTAAGCCGCTTCACTTCTTGCCCAAGTTGACCGCTAGATTCTGCTGCGTATTCCATCTGATCCTTGAGCAGCTTGGTGCGCTCACCAAGGGTCTGGTATGGGCCGGTTGCCGCAGGAAGGATTTCTTCCACTTCATCCAATTCGTAAATCACGCCGTCATGTAACTCATGCCCCTCACTGCAAGACATGTTTGGGAACTGTCCAGGTGCTACCAATCTGCTGAGTAATTCTTGCGTCCGTGCGTTCATTTGCTTCCTTTCTTCAGGCACCGCCGCGCCAGCGACGAAGTTACTTGGCTTTCTTCTGTTTGTTGAGCGCCTGGCTTATGCGTCCCATCCACTTCAGGACTCGCAAGACGTGACGAGGACCGCGTGCAAAGCGCATACGGCCCGGTAGACGTGGGATGTTCACTTGGACCGCCATTCAAATGTGATGGGGTCGGTCGATAGGCTCCTCCAGCGCGTCAGGTATCCAGTCTTGAGGCTCAGAAGAACTGTTCCTTGGACAGGAGCACCGGCCTCTTTCAGTTTGAGCAGCACTAACTGTTCAGGGTCCTGTCGTTGCCGCATAGCCTTCAGTATCTCAGCAGGATGCAGAGTCACGGTGATAACGGTCGTGTCGCCTTCAGGACTCCCGTCGTCAACCACGCACGATTCGGGAATCTCCATTGCGGACTGGTGCCCACCTTGCTCTGTTGTGACGAGAATTATTTTGCTCATCCCTCCACCCACTTTCCCAGTCCCTTCGCTACAGCGATGGTCGCCAGGGTCATACTGCGCACCGTGGCGATGGTGCCGATGCTCACCACTCGCCCTTGGCTTTCCAGTTCGCGCATGATCTGCGCCTGGTTCCAGTCGGTGTGGAGCATCACCAGCGCGCGGACGGCATCGGTTGCGGTGTGTTTGGAATTGACCATCTCGTCTACCATCTTCACGTATTGCGGAGGCACGTCAACAATCGGCCCCTCGTGAAACATCGGCGTCTTCAGGTCTTCATCAAGAGCTGTCGTGACAGAGTCCATGATCTGCTGCGGTGTTGGCTTCTCGGGCCAGCCAGCATCCACCACGGCATCGACGATCTTCGGTATGCTGGACGCTTCATCAACGACGATCATTTGCGGGTTGAACCCTGGGCAATGCTCCGGGTCCTGATGCGCCTTGACGCGCTTGGCCTGTGCGTTGTACCAATCCTGAGCTTCCTTGCTCAGGCGTTCCCAATCGTTATCTGACGCTTTGGACACGGCCAGCACAAGTCGCCGCAGGTAATGTCCGTCCGGTTCGCCCTCAGCTTGGGGTAAAAACTCTGCGCCGGCCGCTGCCAGCAGTTCACTGTAGATGGTGGTCATTTTCCCTCCACGGGATGAATGCGATAGGTCTCGGCAGGATAGTGCTGATGGGCACGTGTCAACGCTTCTTCTGCTAACCGCTTTGATACGGGTTTCGGTTTCGAGCTGGTAGGGTCAGTCCATTTTGTGGATCGATAGCGCTTGCCATCTTCACTCTTGATTTGGACGATATATTTCAAGATTGCATCTCCTGTTTCTTCCTGCCGATCAGGCTTACGAGCAGGTTGCATTGGGTTGGGGTGAATGTTTGGTGGCCCGGCCAGTTGGCCTCGATCAAGTTCAGGACCTCGATCATCGGTACATGGGTCTTCTCGTAGACCTCGTCAATCATCTCGGGGAGCGTCATTCCGGCGACCTTTCCAGAGTCAACCAATCCCCCCATGATCCGTCAAAGTTCCTCCATCGCCCTACAACTTGTTCACCTTCCGCATTAAACGCAGGAATAAATGAGCTTTGTTCGATACTTATTCCGCACAAACATGCAAGTTCTAAGAGCGGAGGAGGAATCTTTACGGTGATGCGAGGATCTCTGAGAATGGCTTGATACATTTCGGGAGTGACCACCAAATTGCATGGAATCATGCGCGCCTCGGTTCTTTCGGCGGGTGAGTCCCGTACTTGGCGATGAACTCGTCTGAAAGGCGGAAGGGGCAGGAGTCGCCATGCTTGTAGAGGGGGTTGATGCAGAGTTTGCAATAGCCCTCCTCTAACGTATCCTCACGGTCATCGTCGGTCATCTCGTGCAGAATGCCCACAATTGCTTCAGCATCTGCTTGTCTGTTGGTTGCGTACACGTCTACTCCTTTGCTGCCATATGAGCAGCTTCATGGTCACTTGCGTATCCGCTCCATAGGAGTTCGCTGTCAATTCCGCGGACTTCCACGTGGATGAGTTCCTTAGGAATCATGGTGGCCTTCAGTGTCCTGTTGAGGACGGTAATCAGAGGCAGGATGCCCAACCGGCTTGCACAGGCCGGGCACTGCTCTGGAGAGTCGCCGATCGCATCGCAATCAGCGCAGAGGTAGGCATTGCGGAGGTTAACGTGCATGGGCCACCATCCAGTGGGCCAGGAACATGATGGGGTGATGCAGCTCCCACAGACCCCAGATTACGAGTCCTGTAAAGACCTCCAAGATGATAGCGTTGCGGACACCCTCAAGGGCATACCCTTCACCAACGAGTTCGCTGACGTCGGGACCCTCTCCGAGGATGTTGGCGTGTGGATATTCGGGCGCGTGATAGGCACCAGTAGCGTCAAAACCGTAATCGGTCATGATTTGATTCGTGATCCGTTCTGTATCGGTCATCTCAAGACCCCTTTCTGTGAACAGGATTATTAAACCACCACTCGCACGGTTTATCAACGTAAATCTTTCGCGCTTATTAAACTTTTCTGTTGACATGCGCACTAGGGGTGCTATTCTCGGTTTATCAACTAAACGGTTGTCGTTAATCAACCGCAAAGGAGCAGCAAAAATGGACACGGCAACGAAGAAGATCGTGAATCACGCTATTAATCATCTCTCTGATCGCCAGTTTCTCGTCCGCACTGCTGATGACTGGAATGATCTTGAGTCGGCGAAACATATCCTTCGCGAGTTGCGCGATCACGGCGAAGTGTATCTCCACTCGAATCTTGACTATGATGCGACCTACCGAATGGTGTGCTTGGATAACCCCTCACTTGGGCTCGATCAATCGCTAGCCACCACTGCCCGTATTATTGCTCACCCTGCGGTACCGGGCGCATGTGTGCACCAGATGCCGGATGGCATGTCTTCGGTGCTGTATGGTCGCTGCATCCGGTGTGGATCTAGCCTTTAACATCCGCCGCGCGGTCCTTGCCGTAAGCGATTTGAAACATAGTACTTGAGGAAATTAAATGGAAAAGTTGGTTTTTGAGACGCCGAACTATCGCGGCTACAACGTGAAGGCTTACTACCTCAACGATGGGTCAAACAATGCCCGCGTGGAACTGTGGAACGGCGATACGCTGGTGCAGACTGGCCAGTGCCCTGCGTACAAGGTTTTCAACTACCAGGCCCATGCGAACGACATGATTGATGATCTTGTGGGCGATATGGAAAACCTCGTCACCGATATTCAGTAAGGCACTCACCCTGTAGTACAGCGCAGGCCGGGCGCGCAGGCCCGGCAGAATCGAGACGAAAATGGACATCTACGGAAAATGGGATTGGCGCATTCTGGCAGTGCTCATCATCGGCGGCCTGATTGCAGGGTGGATGATCGGCTGATTGCTAGACTTGGGGCCTGCACAATTTACTAACCGTAGTACAGGAAGGAGGGTAGCCTATGGACTTCAGGACTCGAATAAGCTTGGACGGTATGGGTTCTGAAGCTACTACTCAAACGCAGCCGCAACCGAGCCGGGCGGTATATCCCGGCACAAGAAAGGAAACCATGGAACTAGACTTGAAACCAATCAACACGCGGCAAGCCATCGAAGATGCGCACGCTGACCTGTTCATAGCGCTCCGCTATGGCCTCACCATTGGTCAGCCGACTGATGCGCTTGACCGTGAACACGTAGAAAAGGCTTGCGCAATATTGGACCTCATCCGCAAAGCAAACCCTCTATAGCTTCCCGCTCTGAAGAGTCTCCCAGCGAATTGGCCGGCCATCCTCGAAGATCAGGATGAACCGGCCGTAAAACTTTTCAGGGAGAATCGGCCTCAATGCCATGGCGGCGCGCAGGATCGATTCAGCCGTCACCGGCATAGACTTCAGGGCTGACTCCTCGTCAATTCTTATGCGTCCTGTTGCCGCCATCTATTCCTCTCCCTCTGATTCGCTCTCGTCCTTCGCTTCAGAATAGCCGATACCGTCCCTACACGCAGGATGAAATGGAGGGCAGTCATCTCCAGACGGGAAATCCTCGTCGATAGGGATGAGACCCGCATCTGCATTTTCTTGGCACTCTTCACAGCACCCCTCACCTGGGAAGCTCTGCTTGAACTTCTGCCCTGTTCCCTTGGCAGCCTCATGCTTACCGTGGTTGTATGCGTACATGCTTTCGGTCCTGCTGATATTCAGAGCACGTGCCGCGCTGAAATCCTCGCTCTGCAAAATGTTGTGCTGCAACTCGGTCGTCGTCCATCCTTCATCGACCGACTTGCTTATCAACTCTCGTAGATTCTCGCGTGTCGTCTCTGTGATGGCGTAGCGGGCATCGGGATTATCAACGATCTCGCCCTTGTCTGTGATGCGCTTGCCCACCAGCTCCGCGCCACGCTCTCGAGCCATCTGACGCGCCTGGTCCAAGACTTTGGTCCATATGTCGCTGTCTTCGACTATGCCGCGGTCGGTCAGGAACTCTGTGGCGCCGGCGACCGCATCAGTCTCAAGGTAGGGCGTCACCTCCGGGATCAGGTCGCCCCAGTCCACTAGAACGTCTATCGTGTCCTGATGCTCTGGCTTCTTCTTCGCAGCCTTTGCCAGTTTCTCGACGGTGAGTCCTGCTGCCGCTTCTTTTCCCTTGCGCTTCAGGTAGGCCGCTAGTAGCTGCTCCAATGACTTCCCAGCTTTGCTAAAGGGCGGTCGGCTGCCGTCCCGGCCTCCTTTTGCGTGGGAGTAGGCTTGCTGGCATTCTTTCCGGGTCCTGATGCCCCGCCGGCGCCGCCCGGTGCGACTGGTGTAGGCAGCGCGGTCTGCGCCGCCAGGACAGCCAGCGGCATCCATCCTGTGCCCGTCTTGACCATTGGCACGTCGCCGCCTTCTACATCGTCCAGACCATCCCGCGCACGCAACTCGTTGACCGTCCTCATCCCATCTGCTAGATGGGCCGTGTCGATAACCGCCTGGTCGTTGGCTGCCGTCTCCTCGTTGGTGTCGAAAGCATGGCCAATGTCATCCCATCCCCAACCAAGGTAGATGAGGCGCTCCATAAATGCAGACCACCAGAGCATCTCGCCGTTCAGCCCTTGCGCTCTCATCTGCTGCGAGAACTCTTCAGCGTTGGCCTTGGGCTGTGGGTCTTTGATGTAGGGCTTTGGGTCGGTCCTGAAGGCGCGGCAAACGATGCGGGCCATCCACTCGTCGTATTCTGACTTGAGCAGGTCGCCGGCCGATCCTTTCATCTCGAATGGCTTTCCACCGCCAGGGATGAAC